TATTACCAAAGAGCAAGTTACAGATGGTTTCCTAACAGTTGGTCAGTTCCCTGTAAACAATAAGTTGGTCATCGGTAAAGGTATGGAAGTAGAAGCCGATCAACATTTTGACGAGGAAACAAGAGTTGCTATGTCGGTTGGTAAAGATGGTCACCTCTGGTTGAAGATCAACAACGAATGGAAAAGGATAGTAACAGAATGAAACGGAATCCTATCGCAATAGATCTGCATACGCAGAAGTATCGCCCACGAGTGGTCAAGCCTAAGAAAGGCAAAGGATCCTACTCGCGGAAGAAAATTAGTGCTTGACTTTCAAAAGTTGGTCAAGTATACTATATAATAGTAGGGAATAGGAGAACAGTCATGAACGATTTTACAGTTCTATATGTCATAAAGAAGAAGGATGGCTTCCTTCATGATCACACAGCCAAGTTCTCTACTATCGAGGAAGCGCTGAAGTTCGTTCGTCGTCTTCAGACACGTGTAATGGATGGTGCACGCCTCATTGGTATTCCTACTATCGAGAAGGTGACGTGATGAAGATTGGTGATACAGTAGAGTTGATAGACGAGAATGACTACGAAGGTAACTATCGTGGTCGTATGAAGGTGGTCAATACGAAAGGTCTGTCCGTTCTATGTGATCATCCATTCTATGATGAGTTGCTTTGGGTTCTTGAGGATCAATTGGTGGTAATGGAGGAAGCAGATGACTGATGATGGTAAGTACAAGGTAACTTATTCTTTCTCTGTAGAATATGAAAATGTTGATTTGCCTGGTGAGCCAAGGCACAGCTTAATTGTTCAGTCATTCGACGGTACAGATGCTCATATCGATGTAGTCGTTCAACAGTTTGTTACCTTTCTGAAGGCGGCTGGTTATAACTTCTATGATCTAGAGGTAGTTAAAGATGCTAATTCCTACAAAGTATAGTGTTGGTCACACCTTCTGGGTGCCACGTTGTGTACCAGAGTATACTACCGAAACAATGCAATTCGAAGGCGAAACTTGGTCACGCGAGTTGGTCAACTATGTTGGTTATGCCAAACAGAAGAGAATCCATAAGATAGTTGCTTCAACAACTAAATCTGGAGCTGGTCTTCACATTCAGTATTATGTGTTGAATGTTGATGATGAGATTAACTCTATGTCTCAGGTATACTCAGAAGATGACATCAATAATTATACCGAGGAAGAAGCTTTGAGTGTTGCGTTAGAGTATCAGGAAAACAAACAAGAATACTTTGGTAACTAGGAGATAAGTAATGATAGATAATGCATTGCAGTTGATTAACCATAAAGGTGCGCTGTTAAATGAGATTGCTTTCCTAGAAACACAGCTTAAAGATCACGATACTGGTCATATCCGTACAGCTATCAGTGTTCTTGAAGGTCGTGTGAAAGATATCGTTGAGTTTCTTAATGATACTGATAGAAAGTCAAAGCATTTGATGAATGGTATCATGAATTGGGACAAGATTATGTCCACACCTGGCAACCTATAATAAGTAGTGGTGTTGTTAAAGGTTATTCGGGGTTAGTTCAATTGGTAGAACTACAGACTTTGAATCTGTGTGTTGGTGGTTCGAGCCCATCACCCCGAACCAATTTTGGAGATATATGATGAAAAAGCTGAGTGAACACAATAAAGACCAGCATATGGTACACAGCTCTCTTAATGAGAAACGACGTAATGCTGGTGTGAAGTGTGATGATTGCGATGTCGAGATGTATCTGGATAATCCATACGTTGCTCTTGCAAGTTGGCCAATGCAGCAATCAGTTGTTTGTCCTAAATGCAACAAGCTTAGCTATAAGGTGATGTGATGAATACGAAGATCATTGATGAGATGTTAGAGAAAACTGGTTGGGGATTTGGTGATCCTGGTGATGACTGTATGCAGTGTAGTATATTTGACCCATACAAGTTTGCCGAGCTGATTATCGCAGAATGTGGTGAAATTGCGGATAATTCCGTAGATCATGGTATTCCTTCTGCGTATATCGACAAACACTTTGGAGTTGAGTAATGAAACTTGCATGGTTATGTTATCTACACGATGAAGACGATCTGCTGCCAGTGATTCGTTTTGAAGAACCAGAGCGTTGGATATATCGCAAGGTTGTTCCCATCGTCTATGCTGTGCTAGAGGTTGATGATGACTGAAATCAAATGTGCAATCTGTGATGAACCAGCTACATGGATGCGATATACACAGTTCGCTGGGGATCATCCATTCTGTGATAAACATGCTGAGTTAGAAAAAGACTTCAATGATGGTGATTGGGAAAGGTTAGATGATGTTCTTCAGCAAGAAGAATGAAAAGTATATTCTTTGGAAAATTGAGATTGATGGTATTACCACAGAAGGTAAACCAATCTATCATGTATACAAAGCAAGAGCGCCATATGGTATGGATTTGGTCTGCGAGTTTAATGACTACGATCAAGCAAGGCAATTTGTAGAGAAGCACATTGACTTCCCTATCTACTTCTATAAGGATTAGCAATGCCATTCGGTGGATACAACCCATTAGACGACGGCGAATACCAAGATTTTTCGCCCTGGTTTAAACCCAAAAAGGAACCTAAAATGTCAGAGCTTGATTTAACAAAGATTTTGAACAGCCTCTATCCACAACAGTTGGTTTGGTCTCAAGACATTCTAACTAGAATTAGAACTATTCTTGAGTCCAAAGGATGGACTGATGATCAGAAGTTGGTCAGCATTGCTTGGTTAGTCAAGCAAGGTCTTAAGGTAGAAAGAGAAGACTGATCACTTGTGCTGAGGCATTCTGGTTTCAATGAACCATACATGCTTGCGTAGACCAGGGTGATACTTACGCATTCTGAATTTGTTACTTGATCTCAACATCATTGTTGATTTTGGCTGAACAAATGAGAAGCTATGGCTCTCTCTGGTCTCGCCTTCTGGTATCATCATTACCTTATCAATTGCTCTTTTCTTCGCCATCTTTATTCTCCGTTTGTTTCTTTGCTTCGCTTAAGAACTTATATATTGCATTCATATTCTTTTGACATTCTGTATTCTTGGAGTGTAGCTCAACAAGCAGCTTTGCTACTTCAACATCAGTCAATGTTTCTGAATTAGGGAATCGTCTGACGTTCTGGCAATAGAACATATTACGTTCTGGGATTACAACATGTAATTCCGTTTTGGTCAATACTTGTGGTGGTAATGTTTTATTACATCCAGCCACTGTTAACGCAATGATACAAGCAATCAATACTCTCATTTTACAGCGCCTCTCAATTTGTTTACTGTGTCTTTAAGCACCTGAGATGCATCTTTCTCGGCTGCTTTTACTTCTTTACTATTCAGATCATTCGATATAGAATCAAGCTGCTCTTTAAGTTTCTTCTTCTCGGCAGCGTTATTTGCTTCTACTTCTTTTTGAACAGCATCAATATTTTGGAGTTGCTTACGCATCTCTTCTTTGTCTTTGATGTTCTGTTCTAATTGGTTTTGGTTGTATTCGAGTAGAGCCTCTCGCTCAATACCGCTGCGCCAGCTGTAATAAAATGCAGTTAATGCGCCGAATAAGAATATACCAGCAACTATATAAAGTTGTAATCGTCCGAACATAGTAACCCTCCATGAACTCAGGAGTATTTATATGAAAGTATACATGGGACCGTATCTAAATTACTATGGTCCATATCAAATTGTTGATAAGATTTTCTTTTGGGTAGACCGTAGAGATATATTCCCAGATGATGACCCACGTCATGAGCGCTGGGACTACAAGATGTCCGAGAGGCTTGGTGATTGGCTTGGTGATACTTGGGTAAATGATTTCTGTCAGTGGTTGTACTCCAAGCGTAAGCGTAAGGTGCGCATTCATATTGATGAGTATGATACTTGGTCAATGGATCATACATTATCGATGTTGATTCATCCTATGCTTGTTCAGCTTAAAGAAACTAAGCATGGCTCTGGTCATGTTGATGATGAGGATGTACCAGAAGAGCTGCGTTCTACTTCTGCGCCTGAGTTGACCAAAGATCAAAAGGATTGTGGTCATACTGACGATAACTTCCACAAGCGTTGGGATTGGGTGCTTGATGAAATGATCTTTGCTCACTATTCTCAGTTCAATGACTGGGAAGACAAATTCTATGATAGCAAAGATTATGATGCAATGCGAGAAATCGAAAAGCGTATTGCTAATGGATATCGTTTGTTCGGTAAGTATTACCAGGGGCTCTGGGATTGATGGAACATTACATACTAATCCCAGAGCATGTTGTAGAAGATGCAGCTGCAGCTATTACTGATGATGAAGATAATAGTTTTGCTCGCCTCTTGAAGGCGGCTAATGAATACAGAGATGCTGGGTTAACGCCTCTGTTTATGATCGATCCCAATTATAAAGATCTTGTTGTTATTTGTAGAGAAACTTTTGGAAAAAAGTTACATTGACCCCTTTAAAATAGTGCCAAGCAACCTATATAATGATGTGAGATGCCAAAAGGGTCTCATATTAATCAACTCTCGCTTAACAGGAGAATTACAATGAATACACCATACAAATTCGACCACACATTCTCAGACCTTGCCAAGTTTGATAAGTTTTTCGTTGGCTCTGATAAGTTTCTTTCGAAAGTTCAAGAAACTGCTCAATACCTTGCCAATAGTGCAGCTCACTCAGGCTATCCCCCATTTAATTTGAAGAAAACAGACGATAATGTCTATGTGATTGAGATGGCTGTTGCTGGCTTTGGTAAGCAGGATATCGAACTTACCCTTGAAGAGAACAAACTGAAAATTGCTGGACATACCACACTTGATACTATCACTGATGATGGTATTAATGTTGATTACCTTCACAAGGGTATCTCTGATCGCCCATTCACTCGTACATTTACACTAGCAGATAATGTTGTTGTCAACAATGCAAAAATGGTAAATGGACTACTTAAGATCTGGCTTGAGCATGTTATCCCAGAGGATAAGAAGCCAAAGAAGATCGATATCGAAGAAGAGGTAGCAGCTACTGCGGTCGTTGCTAAGAAATAACATGTTTGATATTTTTACTTACTATGCTAACCAAGCAACAACTTGGATGCATAGATCGTTAGCTTACAATACCGCAAATCAGGAATTGAATAAGCTTACCGATAGAGAGCTGGCTGACTTAGGAATTTACCGTTGTGAAATACCTTATGTTGTTGCGAATACATTGAAACAAAGAATCCCAAGTCAGTCATTCTAATAAATAACGGGGAAGAAATTCCCCGTTTCTTTTTATTAGGAGCTCGAAATGATAGTAACATATGATCAACTTAATGAATTCTTCGAAGACACAAATGAAGACATCATTGAAAAATTCGTCGAGCCGCTGAATGATGTAATGGAATTCTATGAAATCAATACACCACAACGTATTGCTATGTTCCTTGCACAAGTTGGTCATGAGTCTGGTGGCTTAAGAACTATTAAAGAAAATTTAAACTACTCAGCGGATAGATTGAAGGTAATCTTTCCGAAGTATTTCCGTGGAGTAGATACATCAGCATTTGCCAAAAACCCAGAAAAGATTGCCAATAGGGTATATTGTAATCGTATGGGTAATGGTGATGAAGCATCTGGTGATGGTTATCGCTATTGTGGTCGTGGACTTATTCAGTTAA